AGCGCTTCGGAGCAAACCTTCCTTTTCATCAAAAGCAGAAGCGCCCTCTTCAAGCATTCTGATTAACGGATCCTTTGAATAGTCAAGAATAACTGTACCCTCCATTCTTCCGGAATCTACTACGTGTACATTTTGAATGTATCGTCGCCTAGTAGAGTGAAGTGCGTTGTTTGCTTCTTGCTCTAGTTGTTGTGCGTAGCGTGCTGCAAGGGTTTTGGCTATATTATCGCAGACGGATTCGATTTGATCTCCGCTGAGAGCAAACTGTTGCTGTAAAGCTGATCCATCTATGATAATTGGTATAATCATTAATATTTAGACATTTTATCTCCTATGTTCTCGTGAATCTCGTCGTGATGCTTCTTATAAGATTTGTAATCTCCTGCGCGAGAATCTGCGTAATCTCCATGAGCTGTTCCGTCTGCCTCTTCAGCGTCGTCTTCGTTGTATCCTGCTTTCTCAGCAGCTTCTGAAGCACTATAATTAATCATACTATGATCTTCGAGATGAGATTTGATTTTATCTTTATGTTTTTCATAAAACTCTTTAGTCTTGGTTGCTTCTTTCGTAGATCCGCCTTTACCCTCTCTCTTCCTTTGTTCGCTAGGAGCAGACTCAATCGCTATTGAATGATAAAAAGAATTAACCGAATGATTTTTCTTCTCTGAAGATTCCTCAGGGTGTTTCGATGCTTCGTTTTTATTGACAATACTTGCGTCTTTATGATCTTGAGCAGTAAAGTCTCGATGAGCTGAGTGACCATAAGTATCGTAGATAGGTTTACCGCTTCGCGTGTGACCGATAATTTTCCCTCCTTTTGAACCCTCTCCGCCTTTTTCTAAAAGGGTTTCTGGAGTTTCGTTGTAACAACTTAAAATACGTGCAGCTTGTGCTTTTTGAATATCGTTCATTTTCTTATGTTTTTAAATTATTTCATAAAGATACAGTTTTTATTCTTGCAAAACAACAAAAGTATGTTTTATTTTCAATCTGTGTATGAATTATCGATTAATCTATCTCCAAGGAGATTGTTTGCTTTTAATTGGTAGTGTGCTCTTCGAGCTATTGCTGAGACTGGCATGTTTTGAAGTCTTTCAGTTCCTCGCCACTCGAATGTTTGCATTGTTTCTCTCCGCATTTCAATTACGTGAAACTCAGGAGCGTGTTTGTATCTAATTGTGAAAGATGTATTTTCTGCGTTAATATCACTTCCAAGAAGATCAAGATTCGTTAATTTGAAAGCGCTGCCTTCAATAGTGAAATCAGTCCCTTCGATTAATCTCAGTAGTGGTTCGTCTGTCGCTACAAACATTCCTACATATAGAATCTCTTTTACAGCATATGTTGTGTAGCAGAAGATTTCTTCACCTTTCTTTTTGAAGAACAGTACTTCGTTGAAGATCGCTTCTCCGTTTAGTACTGTTATTTTATCCATAGCTGAGAGTTGCTCTTCAGCTTTGCAAGTGACGTTGACAGTTCCTCGCATTTCCTCTGACCACGCTTTGAAATCTGTTACAATATTGATTGCAGTCAAGATCATTCGTGTTTTTACTGGATTGATGAATACCCATCCGGTTCCTCCACAGTTTTTACAATCGCTTTGTTGGTTTGTAGATTTTGATTTGCAGGGACACTCCAACGCTTTTTCAAAGATCACATCTCCACCTTTTTGATCAATAAGCTTTTCGAACTCAGTTTTGTCGAGATCAGCTCTTAGTTGTGAAAGGTTAGTTTGTTGAAGCATTATTTATTATAATAAGAAAATTCTTGATTCGGATCAAATTTACCTATAACTTCACCGTCTCCTTGTTTTGCGAATTGAGAAGCTCTATTATTAGTCGTGCGAACGAAGCTGCCATCATTCATTTTTACTACACTATAATTTTGAGGCTTAGTTAATTTACCAGCAGGGTTAGTAGCTAATTTCTCAGAAGAGAATTTACCATCTCCATAAGAGGTTGAAATTGAAATTCGATCTCCTTCTTTCTTTTTGATTTGAGCTTCGTGATGAGCGATTCCAACCTTATTAACAAGAGAGTTCTTTTGTTTGTGAACCTCAATTGCTTCTCTGTGTTCATTTGGGGTAAAATCAGCATGGAGATGGTGAGCGGTGCCTTCGTAGATTGGTTTATCTGTTGAAGTGTGACCGATAATGTGTCCACCGCGAGATCCTTCGCCTCCTTTTTCAAGGATGGATTCTTTGGTCTCGCCGTAGCAGCCTAAAATACGCTCTCTCTGAGCTTTTTGAAATTCATTTATTTCCATTATGCGCAAATCATTAAAAATGCATTATAATAATCAATCAATCGTTGTAATTCTCCCGATTTTTGACCCTTTGTGTCTCCAAGAGTTTGTTGGTATTGTTGAATTCTGGCCTTAAAGATACCGCTTGTAGCTCCACTTGACAACGATTGAGATAAGCCGTCGATTGAAATACTCTTCGAATTTAGTCCCCAACCTATTCCTGAGCCAGTTTCCCCAGCTTGACGATTTCCCATCAGCATATCGCTTAGAACTGCCAAAAAAGATATACTAGCAAGCATTCCAATAACATGAACAATGTCTGATGGAACTTTTTCAAATCCTGTGATGTATTCTTGGTTCCAGTAGCAAGGTATTTGTCCGTTTGATCCATAAGAAGCGAACCAATTCAGATTTGGCATTACTCCTGAGAAAATAATTGAGTTCTGACTTGTGACTGAATTGTATGTCGGAACCATATAGAGAATTCGACTGTACAGTTTGTTGTCGCTTGTCTTTCTAGCCTGTAGCCATGAGCGAGGATAGTCGACTTGTTTAGTTGTGCCAAGATAGCCTCTCAACGCGATTGGGTACACTACCGGATAAGTCGCTTTTGTGTAACTCCAGTGTACCCAATCGTCGTAGAAAAAGTCTTTCTGCTCTTTAATTATTTCTCTGTTTAGTCTTAAATTCAATAAATCCTCAACTTGTTCCTTAGCTGCACTTAGATAGTGTTCGTAGATCTCTGCTGGTATAAGTACCCCGTCTTTTTCAAGGGGTAGACCAAACAAATACTTCTGCTTAAACTCCTCAACAGATAAGATCTGTCGAGTGCTCTTATCAGTGATTATACTAAGGGTTATTTGAGGCATATTATTGTATTAAGCTAATTTTTCTTTCAGATAAGTGATCAAATCTTTCTTGATTAAATTTCTCCATTCTGCACCCGGAAAATCTTTCGCCAATTCTTTCAATTCAGCTACTGTTTTTTCTTCAAGTGAAGCAAAGAAGATTTCTTTTTCGTGTTGAGAGATTAAACCGGCGTCTTCTTGAATTTCTTCGTGAAGTTCGTTTTCACCTTCAGGATTCAACTCATCTTCTTCAGTTTTCTCTTTGAGAGGTTCTGCAGTAGTTGTGGTTGTTGTTTCCTCTACGGTGGTAGTTGTAGTGGTGACTGGTGCTTCAGTTGTAGTGCTTGTGGTTTCTACTACTTCAACAATGTTGAATCCAATCTCGAGTGCTTCGATCTGTTGAGCGATCTCTTCAGACTCTACTTCAATAATTCCTTCCTCTGTGATTTTTATTTCTCCTACGATTGGAAGGCAGGCTTTTCTACCCCATTTGTGTTTCAATTCTGTTTTTAACGATACCATCTTTAAAATATTTATAGTTTGCGTAAATATCAGCAATCTATTTCTTTAATGCAAAAAAAGCGTCGCACTAATAATTATTCCTTATAATCCTTCCTATATAACCATTTATATCCAATAAAGTTTCGATCGTTATTCTGAATGTAGTAACGAATCGCTCCTTGTCGTCCAGTTTGCCCTAAAACCCAATCTGATGCCTCCTTAGCCATTTTGAACTCTATACAGATTTTGTTGTTCGAATCTACAGCTACGATCTCCTTCCACCAGGTATTGACATATCCTTCCTTAGACTGAGTTTCTCTCTTCGATTGCATTCTTTTATCGCATACTTCTTTTGAACCGAGTAGAGCGGTTCTTTTCGCTCTGTATTCCGGATTATCCCAATTTGCTTTCTGCTTGATTCTGTTTTTTTCGTTTCTCTCTGGCGTCTTCGCTACTTTTGCGAGATATTCAGGATCTTGCCAGTTGGCTTTAGATTTGATTGAGACTTTCGCTCTCTTCTCTGGTCGACCATTAATTTCTTTCCATTTTTGAGTGTAAGCGTCAGGATCTGCTTCTCTCTCTTGCTCTCTTTGTTTTTTAGATGCTGTTTTCATTTTTTCATGATGAGCTTCACTCCATACTTGCTCTATTCTTTTTTTATGCCACTCGGGTGTACGAATAGTGTTCTGTTTTTCGATATACCACTCTTGTTGCCATAGCCAGATAGCGTTATCTTTCATTTTTTCGAGAGCTTCAGGAGTATGTGGTCTTCCTTCTGATCTCCCAGCTACTGGACAAACATTATAACCTAATTTAAGAAATCGATCGTCTTTGCCTTTCGTTAAGCAATATTCTTGCGAATAGAGAAGTGTATCGAGATAGTATTGTTCTCTTTCTAGTAATATGCTTAGTTCGCATTCTTCGATAATAGAAAACTCGAAAGCTTCTTCGCCGTATTTATTAAAAGAGTGTTGTAGATGAGTTGAGTGGTGAGAGTTTGATCGCAAATACCAAAAATGTTGTGTTTTTCGTCTCTCAAAGTTGTCGCTTGATCCAATATAGATCTTATTTGTTGTGTTATTTTTTATTTGATAGATTCCACTATTCATGCTCTTTCGATATAAAATTTATAATTTGAGTTAAAAATAAGAGCTAATTTCTTAGCTCTTATAAATTATTTACCTTATTGCTTTCTTATTAAGCAGTAGTCAAAGTTTTGCCGACATTGATGTAACGCACCACTTTGCGTGGGGCATACAACTGGGGGGTCCCAAAACTGAAACAAATAAAGCGTCGACTCATCGATAAAACAGCTAAATCCAATTTCGAAATTGGAGCCAATTGTTTGAACGCTACAACTTCTTCATCAATCTGAGTCAAGAATGCTTGTTCAGTGTTTGGTAAGAAATATCCAGCGTCGCGAATTTTACCAGCAGCTCCACCATTGAATCCAGCAGCAAGATTAGCAGCACCAACTTTGAAGATTGGATAAAATTCTAAACCTGCATGAGTAGCAGCAGTAGTGATCTTCGTGCGATAAATCACGTAACCGTTAGTTACATTTGATCCGGCACCAGCAACAAAAGTCAAATCTACAGCGTAACCAGCAGCTAATGTGATTGGAGTAGCGTGGATAGCTAAGTTTGATTCACCATAACGGTTGATTGCAGATACTGCGTAGAAACAGTCACCAAATTCACCGGTTGCGTATTTCGACAAAGCATCAGCGGCCAAAGCAACTGTAGAGATAGTTGGAACAGAAGGAGCTTTCGTTGAGGTTGAAGGAGTAGCTGAATTTTTTGAAGGATCAGCTTTCATGAATTTATCGCCCATCAAAGCGGCATCTCCCATAGTGGTTGAAATCGCTTTCGGAACAACTCCAATCTTACCTTCAAATCCGGTACCGTTTTGAATGATACGTTGAGTTTCGAAGTAATCCTGAGCTAAAGCCGATAGAACAGTTGTTGGAGCAGCTAAGTGAGAGATGGTTCCGTAGTTGTCGTCAACCTGGATCGCACCCTTTTCAACATCCATTTGCTTCAAACTTTTCCCGCGCAAATCAACTACTGTGCCACTGTTGTAGTAAGCTTCGAAAGTTGGATACAAGAAATCTTGAGTTGCACCAATACTTGCATGTTGTTTGTAGATAGAGTTGAACTCCTGAGGAATAATGTCAGCGTCGCCTTTTGTCAAAGTTGTGTTAGCTAAACGCATGATCCACATCATTTTGTTTTCAACTTCCTTACGCATTGCGTCAACGTACGAACGTACCATTTGAGCTTGCATTGTTACTTCACCGGTAACCTGCATGTATTTTACCAACTCAGACCGACGGATGTATTTGCTGTCTTCTACATCAGAAAGCTCACCTTCGTCGTAGAAACCTCCACGTTGTGAACCGTAGCTTGATAATTGCAAGAATTCTTCAACAGTATTGTAAGCAGTAAGCTTGGGAATCGCGTTGAACAATTTGATATCGCTTGTGCGATATTCCAGTAATTTCAATGTTTTTTCAAGAGACTCTGCTTTCAGAGGTTCTTGGGTTAAACTTAACCCTGTGGTGTCTCTACCGGTAATTTGACCAGCAGACATTGCTTTTTGCAACTCCAATTGGCCTTCTTGTTCGGTTCCACCGAAGCCATCAACATAGTCATTTAATCCTACCATGATTGTATTTTTGTGTTTGTAATTTTGCGATTAACGATTTCAAAATGCGATTCACGATTTGATTACTTCACTAATGTGATACCCATTGCTCTTAATTTAGGAGCTAAGGCTGTATAGTCTGCCGATTTGCTGATTTCAAGATCGGCTACTGCTTTTTCAAGTTGAGCGTCTTCTTTACCTTGTGATTTCAAAATTTCTACGTGACCAAAAATTCGATCACCTAAACGTTTTACGTCGCTTGCGTTGCTGATGCAATACATATCTTCGCTACCTTCTTCGTTTCCTTTTTCAAAGCGCTCAATTGATTGAACTGTACGTTTTGATTTAGGTGCTGCCGGAGTTTCTGCAAGTTTTTCGAAGTCATCTGAAAGATCATCAAAACCTTTTTGAAGAGTACTTAAACTCTCTTTTAGTTCAGTGTTTTCAGAAACTACTGATTTCAAAATCGCTCCAATTGCTCCAAAGTTTTGACCTAGAGTGTTTTGTAAACCTTTTACAAGATCAAGAACTGGATCAGGCTGTATTTCGAGCGTCATCATTTCTTCACCTTTGACGATCGGAACCGTTTCAGCAGCAATCGTGCCGCCGTTTTCTTTTAACGCTTCTGCTTGAGAAATACATGCTTGACAAGCTGTTTCCGCCATCGTTAGATCTACTCCACATGAAGCCATTGCTTTTACAACGTCTCCTTGAGCCATTCCGGAAGCCAATAAACCTTTCGCCATTGAGGTGCAAGCTTTTGCTTTTTTCACTTCTTCCGTTTCTTCCTCAGCTACTTCTTTACCGGAAGTTGCAGGTTCAGTTTTTTCTTCATCTTCTTCCTCGTCTTTTTCTTTAGCCTTGTTAGTTTCTTCGTTTTCTTCCTTGCCTTTTACAAGTCCATCGAGAATCTCGAAAGATTTCTGAAGAGTTTCTTCAGTTATTTTTTCACCTTTTACCATATTGAAAAGTTTTTCGTTGACTGTTGATATAAAATTGAAAATTTCTTTTGCTTTGATTACGTCAGTTGTATACCGATCGTAGATTTGAATGTAAACTTCACTTTTGTTTAACGATAACCCAACAGTGGGCTTTTCTTTATGTTCGACTGACTCAGGCATAGCAGGGCTCATCGCCACAGTATCCATGGCCTTCTCAGTTGTACCTTCTTTTTCGTTTTTTTCTTTCTCTTTTTTCTTTTCTTCGTCAGTTAATTCTTCATCTTCAACATAGAATTCATCAGACTGTCCTTTCACAATCGACATCAAAGTATTTGGATTCTTTGGACTCTGTGTGATTGCTACTCCAGTGATACGAGCTTTTGTTACTTGCTTCCATAAATAGGGATCGAAGCTTGGGTTCTTAATTGTTTGTGCCTTATCTAGATATTCCGGTCCACACCCTCTTTCAGTAGCTTGTCCTTCGATCGAAAACCCCAATCTTCTGTTTGGAGAATACGTTTCAAGAGTTTCTGCTAACTCTGCTACTTCTTTGCCTTGAGCGTTTGGATAGAGAAAACCTTCAATGTAGAGATCTCTACCGTCATTGATGATCTTAGCTGCTGTAGGCTCTCCGCAAATTGCTTTTGCAGATTTAGTAGCTTGATGATTCCAATTTAAAAATCCAGTCTTCAAAAGTGGACTGAAATCAAATCCTGATGGAATCAACGTTTCCCCATCAGAATCTTCCGCTGCAGAAGAAGCTATTCCTTTTATTTTGGTAATAGCTTTCCCCTTGTTATCTAAACCTTTTTCAAAAGCTAGGGGTACGAAGAAATTAAATTTGTTGCTGTTAGTTGCTGTAGTCATAGTTGTGTTAGTTTACTGATTCAGCCATTTCATTATCGAGAAGGCGAAGTGCAATTTTATCGTCTCCATAAGAGTTGAGTTTATCGACCCATGCCTGCGTTTTGCTGAGCTCTTCAACTTGTTCTTTCAGGTATCTCATCGCTAACTCCAGTGTCATAAAGTCTCCTTCTGTATGAGCTGCTGTTGCTAAAGCTTTACATTGATCGGTCACTTCGATTTCGTGTTTCAGACTCAAAGCTACGATATTCGCCAATCCCTTGTAATCGTTTTGAGGTTTCTCTAACGAAGGAGTAGTAGGTTTGATGTTTAAATCGAGTAGGTATTGATAAGCCCATTCTTTGTGTACGAGCTCTTCTTCACTGTACCTATACCATACTTTTGCAGCGCCGGAGAATCCGTGAAAGTCTAACCATACTGCCATCGCTTTGTATAGTCGTGAGCTCGCTTCTTCTTGCTCTATGCGGTAGTTCATTAATTGAACTATTTTATCGGAGATTATAGCCATTTTGTATGATCTGTTTTAGTTTCTTTATCTTCGCTTTTTACTAACTTTCCGTTTTCAGTTACTGTCTCGAATCCTGGAGTACTTCCTGTGTCCATTTTTTCAACTTTATCGTTCTGTCTCTTATAGACAGGAATTTCGGTATATTTTAATTTCTTATAAGCGATTAATCGATGATTACCGTCTAAAATTTTGTTGTTTTCGTCAAGAACGATGGGATGTAGTTTTGTTCCTGATTTGATTTTATCTATGATTTTATCGATCATCGATAAATCTTCATCCATATCGTTTCGCTTATACCAAGCGTAGGTGAGTTTATTGTTGATTTCTTCTAACGGAAGAGTCTGTTGAATAAAAGAATCTGATTCTTTGATAAAAGCGGAACCGTCTTCAGATGAAGAGAGACCTTTATTCTGAGCGACGATATCTTTCCCCGATATCGCTTTCTCATTTGAGTCGCTTTTTTCTTCACTATAGATATAATTCCATTCTCCATTCTTAAATTCTTTCCTTATATATTTGTGAGATCCGCCTTTCACAATCTCCTCCAATACTTCAGTATCGGTTCCTTTTGCAAGTTCGAGAGCTTGATCGAATCCTTCTCCTTTTTCGATATTACAGACTCTACTAAATTCTTCCGGTGTGATTGCGTCGTTATCAAAAGCTCTAGTCACTAATTCGTAAGCAGCGACTGCTTTATGGATCTCAATAGTTTTGAAGAATACTGACTCATCAATTTTACCTTCATCGAACGACGTAAGATTGTTTTGCCATGAAGTATATAAATCCTCTCCTATCGGAGCTACTTCTGGAAGTGTAGGAACTGGAGAAAGCGGTAATTTTGCGAGCGTATCTTTGAGATCGAGCAATAGTTCATAATCATCGAGATCTTTCGGTTCTACCCATTGAATTCGATAGTGTTCGTCATTATCAAGTAATACTGCTGTTTGACTGTAAACGAATCCTTCGTAGTACAGACTAACGCTATCTTTGCGATCTACTTTATCAAGATAGAATAACGGTACAGCTTTGTAGCCAGTTTCTTCTTCAAGTTCTCTGCCTGCAGCGAAGATCGGTTCTTCTCCGTCTTCAATGTGTCCGCCTGGTAGACACCATTTACCTGGTGCAAAATCGTCTTGGTATGAACGATGAAGTAGGCATATTCTGCCTTTCTCATCTCTGATTACACAGTCTGCGTAGTGAGTCTTGTTCTTTTTGAGAGCAAGTAGTTGTCCAATTCTATCTAGTGTTTTTTTAAACATATTTCTATTTTGCGAGCATTGAGATAATGCGACTAGTTATAATTCTAATACTTAATCATTAATACTCCAGTAGCGGTTCTATATATAGTTCCATCAGCAAGTGCTGCTGCTTCTGCGTTATCAGCGAATACTTCTGTTACTATCTCTAGTCCTCTAGTATTATTTATCTTTACTAAATCAACTACGTACGCTGAATTTCTAGCAATCGCTCCAGTCATTCCAGAATACGACGTTACGTTACTGGTTGCAATTAATGTAGTGTCGTCAATTATTGAGGCAATAGTAAATGTTATCGCTGGACCGCCAGACTGAGTAAACACATCTCCTGCCTTAAAGCTTAAAAAATTAGTCCCATCTCCCGAAACGTAATTAGTTCCAACACTTGTAATAGTTCCAGTTAGAGATTCTGTAATATTTTGAATTAGAGTTGGGTTTTCTATTAATACAGTAGCTCCAATCAATTTAGTATTTGTTGATAAATTTCCAACAGTAGTCGTATTATCCAATATGGATGATCCAGTACTAATGTTTTTTATCATAGAGTAAGGAGTCGATTGAATCCTAGTATCTATCTTATTGACATTTATTGAATTCTCATCTCCATCGATTGTTACACCTAGTGCAGTATTTGATGTATTTTTAAAATTAGCAATCCCAGTAAATATTGGACTTGCTTTTGGAGCTTTTAGCGCAATCTTTTCATCTAATGTTTTACCTGCTCGCGCATCAAGTATGTACCCTGCTATAGTTTCTGTTAACGTGTTCTTAATAAAAGAACTAAGTGTTGGGAAAGTCATATCTTTTATTTTAAATTGTATTTATAAATTCGCCTTCGTTAGTTACGATAAAATCTCCATCTTCATCTATAAGAAGAGGTTGATCAGTTACGAATGCAGCATCTATCACTATATAGTTACCTAAGTCATCGAGTAAGAAGTTACCTAGATCATCTTTAAGAAATCCACTTATGTTTCGATAATCGTATTCAATTAATAAATTATTGGCTTCGTCATAAATTGAAACTAACATTAAATTATTCTCGGCAAAAAACAGCATTTCGTTAAGAGTCCATTGTTTTTTGTCAAAAGAATAGAATAAATGTTGCTCGAGATAAGTGTTTACTTTAACTGCTCCAATTAGAAAATTTTCATCAAGATCTTCTATGTTATATAGAAACGTCAAGATTTCAACGTTTATATTATCTGCTCTTATGAAGATTATTTTTTTCATTCTCTAAAGATAACTCAATTAATTACACCCAAACCTCTATTCCGCCTATGATAGCTTTTATTTTAGGTCGCGGCCTTTTCAGTTGAGGTCGCTCTTTCTCGTCGTAGAGACTGAAATTATTCGTTTTTGGATCAAAAGCGTATCCTGGAGTTTTATAGTGAAGTGGACAGCGACAAAATGGGTGAATCTGTTCTAAGGTAGCTTTCCAGTCTGCTTGTTTGCGACCGATGTTACTTCCATTCGCTCTTAACTCACTTAACTTGAAGGTTATCGGTTCGCTACCTAATCCCTTTGTAAGATACAATCCAATACAGTGTTTACAAGCTCCCATGAAAGGTTTCTTGTACACTAAAGGATCTCCGCTTACTTGTCTTTCGATTGCTGCTGCCTTACCGCTCTCAAATGCTGATTGTGACATATATTCGACTATGCGATCGAAATTTCTACTCCAGTCTCCTGTTTTACTCGCTATCTCATTAGCGATCTGACGGATTGTTTGCTTCTTCAATGTGCCTTCGACTACTTCTTTCTTCAAGAACTCTTCTTGAGCTTGTCGAGAGTTGTTGTCGAGTATTCCGTTCACATCTTGAAAAATCTTTCCTCCTAACCCTTTCAATGAACTTAGGTTCTGAGTTTTGATATGATTGATGGTCGCTTTCTCTTGTTCGGTTAGCGGAATATAATTTCCGCCTTTGATGTATTCTTTGAGATCGTCGTACGTTACTTTGCTGACTGATTTGATTGCTTCCAATGAATCACTTAATAAGCCGAATGAGAAGCTCGAGAATACGGTATCGTTCTCCAATTGGTATAACTCATCCACTTTCACTCCATAATCGCTTAGAAGTGATTTATCGTAGTCAGTGAGAAATTCCGGACCAAATTCCTTCCCAATCATCACGTTTTGATTTCGCGAGATAATATTGAGAAGTTCATTGGTCTGAGTTGGAGATAAATTCAGCATTTAATTATCCGGCAGTTGTTGTAGTTGTGGTTGGAGCTGCAGTAGTCGTTGTTGTCGTGGGAGCTGCTGTCGTAGTAGTTGTGGTTGCGTTTACCAACGAAGCTGAAGAGTCTTGATCGCCTTCCAATAATTGAAGAGCGTTTGCTGTAGCGAATGCTTTGAATGCAGCAAGAGTGTTTGGAAGTTTTTGAAAACCCTGGAATAAAGCTTCTTCAGCAGTATCCAAACCTTTGATTCCCATCACTGTGATATTTCCTGTGTTTGATCCTAAAAGATCAACTTGATATTCTACGCGAACTGTAGCTCCATCTGTGAAAGTTAATGATTTCATATTGTTATGTTGTTAGAATTTTATAATAGTGGTTTGTTTTAGTTATCCTTTCTTCGAGTCCAATTGGAGTTCCTTTTGAGTTAGGATTGCCCAGATTGATCGCTTTCGATACTTTGATTATTGATGCTACATCTACTGTTTTACACAAACTCCATAAATTATTTGAATCAAAAAAGAATTTAGCTGACTCAAAAGCGTACTTAGTTGCTATCAATGAGGGATTGTTAATTATTTCCAAATCTCCAATCTTTTTAGCAAAAGCTGTTTGATTATCTTTTCCAGTTGTTTGGATCGGACCGTATCCTCGATGCTTCCATCCGTCACCACTTTCTTCACTGCCGTTTCCCATTCGATTCGCGTAAACTCTGTTTGCTATCTTTTCAGGATTGCGTTGATAGAGTGAAGCTGTTTTGCGATCAAAATACTTACCGAAGGTTCCGAGTAATCCTTGAGATGAGTAATTAAGGTTTTCAGCTAGTCTTGTAAACGCTGTACTTTCGTGATCGCATTGTCCCATGAAATGAGATAATCCCTCAATCGTAGGAATCGACAAAACTTCTTTAAGTTTCAAAAGAGTTTTCTTCCCAATTTGTCCATCAGGAAGAAGTCCGTGTTTTATTTGAAAATCTTTAATCAATCCCATTATTTATCTCCTTTATTTTTTTTGTATTTCAAATCAGTTTTGATTTCAACAACGTTTCGATCTATTCTGTTAATGGCATCGTTCATCTCTTTTAGAGTTGTTTGGTAGTCGTTTAAGCGTTTGTCGTGTTGTGTATCTTTTTCGTCTCTGACTTGATCTTTTGCTGTATTTGCTTGGACATCGTTGCTTAGCGCCATGAAAATTCCTCCACCATAGATTAATGCAGCAATAACCCATCCTATTACTACTTCGTTTTGCTTTACCCAGCTTGACGTTTTCTGTACCATTGTTTCAATATTTGAAGATTAAACTTTCGATCTGTTTACTACGATTGTTTAATCTTCTTTATTTAGCTCCTTGAAGCTTCTTTAGTTTTTTAGTTGACTCCTCTCCCATTCTCCTCTCTTCTTCAGAAGAGTATTGCATATTAGTGATTTCCTTTGGATCAAGTTCTTCTGTTTCAATTGAAGAGTCGGCATTACCTCCTTCTCGATCTACCTCAAACATGTCGCCGTCTTCGTGTTCACGATCAGAGATTGTGCCTTTATGGTGTTTACCGGAATCGTCTTGGTAGTGGACTTTGTCGCCTGGTTTGAAGACTTTTTCTCCTGAGTCTGGATCAAGAGTGTCTATGTAGTGTTTGCCGTCTTCTTCTACGAAGTGGTCTGTAGCGTCTTTGTGAGTAGGTTTGGATTGAGTTTTATTTAGTATTTCAATAGCTAAATCTTTCATCTTTTCCTTATCTCCTCTTACAGATTGAAATTGAGCGCCTGTAATCTTTACTTTTTGAACTGTAGCGCCGCCTTCAAAAGTTGGAGTTAAAATTCTACCCCCATCTTCAGAAATCAACTCTCCTATCGAGTGAATGTCTTCTTTTTTGAAAGCAGCTTTCTTCTCTCCAACATGATGTTCTAATGCACCAGCTACGTGAGATTGAGCTTTTGAGCCAGTTCCCTTACCATGAAATTTCCATCCATCACTGGTTTTGATGTACTCTCTTCCTGCAAATGTGCGTTTTTCACCGATCATAGCTCTCTTACCTCCTTTTTCAATATCGAGGATTTCTGCTTTGGTTAGTTCGCTTAATCCTTCATCTGTATTGAAAGAGTTTAATATTCTGGCTTTTTGAATTTCTTCGAAACTAGGCATAAATTATATTGTTTTGAGGAATTTTACTATATCTAAAACTGTAGTGGAAAGCTCCTCCTTATATCTCTCTTTTGCAACGTTTTCGTATTGCTCGATAAGGGGATACTGAGGCTTCTCCTTGTGAACTGGCTTAACTACTGAAAAAGAAGTAGGTACAGGTCTCGTTTTATAGAGAAATGTACCGTCCTCTTGAGGAGTTGCTAGAAACTTACCTACTACTATGTCGCCATCTTTATTCAGCATTATTTGAGAATTAGTCCCGTTAGAACGATTCCTCCGCCAAAATAGAACCATTTCTCGTTCCGACGCCACCAATTATTGTCTTTTTTGATTTGATCTCTGAGCTGTTGATTGATCCGGTTCTTCTCTGATATAGCGTCATCCTTTATAAAGATTTCTTTTTGCTTATTGGTTAGTTGTAGATTGGAATCGTGTAGTTGTCGAGAATATCCTTCTGCTTCCGAATCAAGCTCCCTACATTCTGATTTCAAAGAATCTGTTTGAGTGTAGAGTGAATCGTTGACTTGTTGTAGTTTTGAGATAGCAGAGTCGCATTTCTCAGAATGAGCTGTAGTATCGCTTTGGTAGTCGCTTACAGCAGTGTTCGCTTCTCCCTGTAGTTTTTTGATTGTTTTATCTTGTCGATTAACTACTGTTTGAAGACCGTCTGCTCGCTTTTTGTGGAATTCAGTTTTGATCGAATCAGCTCTTTTAATACTGTCTAACTGAATGTTGTCCTTTTTCAAATAGGATAGATCGACAGAATCTTTATAATTCTTCTTCCATTGATCGATTTGCGTTTGTTCTACAAGTTGATTTGCGTTCTTTGATAGATGGTTATCGATAACGTTGAAAACGCTGAGAGAAATCAGTATACCAACGATAACGATCCAAACTCTATTTTTTGCGACGAACTCTTTCATATCAATTTTCTTTTTTGAGAATTTCTCCCTCTGAATTTGTGATGAACTGTTTAATGATGTATGCAACAAACGCTCCTACTGCAGCTAGAACTACTCCTTGCCAATTGAATGCTTCAAAGCTTGTTGCTGATTCAATGATACTTCCGAGAGAGGTAATTCCTGCTGTAAGCATAGCTACTATTAATCCCTTCCAAAAGTCAAACGTTTTTAGTTTCCCGAATTCTGATTTTTTTGTTGCCATAATTATTCACATAAAAGTTTTTCTAAATCGTTTTCTAAAGCTTTCATTATTGGATTATTTTCCTCGGCTTTTTGAGTATCCTCTTCTCCTTGTTGTTGTCCTCCACCTTCTTCTCCACCTTCCATAGACGACATCATAAGTTGAATGTACATTGGGTTCAATGGTACATCTCCATTTAGAAGTAGCGGTAGATTTCGTTTCGCACGAATCTCATTAAGTGTAGAAAAATTCTGCAATCCCTTGATGTCGTTGTCGAGTTCTGTTTGAGCATCAACCTCTCCTTCTATACCAACGAATCTGAATTCGTAATTTGGATCGATCTGAGAGATCAAGTATTTATTGATCCATAACTGAAGTCTTTTCAAAAGAGGCTTTAATCCCTTATCTTTGGAGTATTGTAATCTTGCTTCATTGTTACCTTCGAACATTGGGTGTGACTCTGCTGATCCTGACATTGGAAACCCAATCTCTGATGGATCGATTTTGTACATGGCACAAGTGATCTTGATCAAGAACTCTTGATATCGCGACCACTCCATATCTTTATTTGATTGCTGAGTATTGATAAAATCCAATTTGTCAGCATTGATCATTGGAATTTTATGCATGTTCTGTACTCCTGCTACCTGAGCTACCCATTGACGCTTGAAGTCTTCAACTGTGTTTGGGTTTATATTGCCTGAATAGCGAAGTATTCCTTTTGGAGCAGATCCTACTTTAAAGAAGTTTGCATTGTAGAAGTCAGCGTTTAAGAGTGCAGTAACGGTCTGAATCATATCTTCAAGCTCACTCTTACCGTATCCATTTAATCGGATGTCGGTTTGAGGGTTACGAACTCCAAACATGAGCTCCCAAGGATAGAATTCTGCTAAGACTTTGTTTTGATAGATTTGAACGTACGATGGAGTGTAGCCTGAGATTTCTTTTTCTCCTTTTGTGTAGTCATCTTGTTCGTAGGAGTCAGCGATACGATAAGTAGCTCCGTCTGTTGCGAAGAAGTTTACTGGAACTCCTCGTCTGTTACGAATGATCTCCGACGTACATTGGTCCAAGATAAGTGAGTCTCCCATCATTTTACTTACCCAAACATCAAAGGAGTCTTGTGACCAGAAGTTGCCAGTAGAGCCACAATTCATTATAAACGAATAGAGTTCGTCTATTTTAGCTTCCTCCTCTTTCGTTAATTTGACTTCTTGATCTTGTTGAAGTCTATAACCCTTTTTCTTTGAGATTACAAACCCTGTAGCGTATTTGTTTGCTTGAGGTTCGCAAAAGGACATTATTTGCTCTTTGCGAGTCTCAACTATGGCTTTCACAATAGGAGCTCTTCCCATCGCTCTCAATACATCAAAACTTAGATTGTATGGTTTTTGCTTATATCCTAAAGCAGTGGTCATATCGAGAGGATCGACGATAATCGATTTGAAGTCGATATCCTCTCTCTTCTCAATTCCTTTAAGATAAGATTGAGCCTTCATTATCTCGTTCGCATCGTTAGATTTGAACGCTTTTTCAAGAGCTAAAGTCTTCTCAATTTGAAGTTTTTGTTCTTGTTGAAGGATGCTGTCTAGGGTTAATGATTGCTTTGCCAAAGTTGTAATTTTCTGTAAAGATAAGGAATTATTTTATAAACCTGCTTCTGATTTCAATTTTTCGATTTCAGCATCAAGTAACTCAAGTTGTTTGATGTGGTTTTGTTTATGTCCTTCTAAGACCTTCAATTTTTCCTCAATGGTGAGAGTTATTTTGAATTGAGCTACACCTTTTTCTTCTCTTGAAGTACAGAGTCCAAACAATTGAAGTCCAACTATCATTCGAGCCGCTTCCTGAGAACTTTTGACTCCTGTCTTTTGATTAACATCTTTTACTCGAAACCACTTGTCTTTGAATGTTGCTTTGAGAGTGTAGGCCATCGCTATATGCATCTCTCTGTTCTTCGGATTGCTAACGTAAGCTTTTACTACTTCCTCATCTGTGAGGTTTGGAATTTCTTGATCTGCCATTTTGCAATTTTATTGATTTGAATTTAAAATTACGGTCGGACAAATCTTTCGATTACTGGTCCGACCGTTTCTGAAATTGTTTACTAATTAAAAAGTCCTTTTCACACCTGATTGATTTTTGAATTGTTAATTTTCTGTCATGTCTTCTTGAACTTCTTCACTTCTTACCTGAGATACAAATTTCTTCCCCATTTTCATAAGCGTTCTGTTTGACTGTTTGAATTATGTTTCTTTTAACTTTGGATTGGGAAGGTAGATCTTTAATCCTTACTCAGCAACAGTCGTCTGTGTTTTGAAGGTCAATCTTTGTATTTTAATAGTGAGTTCTTGATTTCGTTGATCGGAAGAGCTACTACTACACATTTTTGATTTTCTTCCTCCTTGATAATTATTTCAAGTAGCTCGTACGCTTCTGGGAAGTCTGATTGGATTCTTTTTGGAGTTGAAAGGTGAATGAGAGTTTCGTAGATTTGGTTCTGCAGCTTCTCTTTTTCTTCTTCAAGCGATTCGAGGAGTTGTTTTTGATTAAAGAAGTAATCATACTGTTCTCGAGAGATTTCGATAGTCTTCTGATTGCCGCCTTGATGAGGGAAGCGATTGACTGTACTTCTTTCGAGAACTAAAGTATTGTGAACCAATTGGATGTAAGATGTACAACAACAAAGATTTGGGTATTTCTTGTGAAATTCAAGTACGTCTGATGGAATAGAGAGATCTTTAATGCACTCTTTTTCATCTCTGATCGATTGCTTGATTTCTGCGATTTTCTTACCTATGGTCTTAGCGACCATGTCTTCTGCGATCTTAGTCGCTACTCCTTGCGATATTTTTCTCATTTTCGATATTATTAGTTGTTTTAAATATCATTGATTGTGCTGCTTTACATAGTTTTGCGAATCGTTTGCTCGCAGTTGTATAAGTGAAGCTTTTTGATTTTCCGAAATCTTTACATTTTTGAGCTTGATCAAGAGTGGAAAAGATTGAAATGTAATAGCGAACTTCCTTTGCTCTGTGACTGCCTGTAAATCTATGATATTCAATTAATCCAACGATGATATCGTTGATTTGAGCATAAGCTATTAATTGCTTCATCTTTTAACGCTTTTCTTTTATTCTTCTTTCTATTTCTCCAATCTTCACCATACAGTCCTAATTTCGACAAATCATCAGCTTCTTGATTCTCTTCTCGAGGAACCCATTTGATTTTCGATATTCCTGCCTTCTGAGCGTAGTGATGAGCTGTTGTGAATGCTTCTCTGAATTCAGGTTTATTAATGTAGAAATCGCCGTTAAATTGGTTTACAATCACTTGCGAATCTGAGTAAACAAATACTGTGTATCCATCTTGTCGTAAACCTACTGCTACTTTCATAGCTTCGATACAAGCGTGCCATTCAGCGACATTGCTTGTTAGCTTCTCTTCTCTTGATTCTGCAGCGACATGAACGGCTCGACATAACTCTTCTATATAAACTCCTTCTAAGAAGACAGCTACCCCAATTCCCATTGCTGGTTTCTCAAGATGATTATTACAAGCTCCATCTTGAAATATTTTAGCAATTTTCATACTCTACCTCTTCAGCTTTCGACTTCCATTTACCTTTGTCTCTCATTTGACGAGCTATTAAATATTCTTCTGGATCGTCCATGAATTGTCTTTCATAATTAACTGAAGACGATTCTTTTGGTTTATTCGAATACTCCTCCTCAAAAACTGACTGAGTCATATTGTTCTGAAAACTTTGAAAATGTACACTTGTATCTTTTTCAGCCCAGACAGACTCGAAATCTGGTCCAAATATTGAAAATGCACTTTGTATAAATTCCATATTATTCTCGATTTTCGATTTCTTTTAATTTCTTTTCGATCCACTTTTGAGCGTAATGTTTAGCGTCAACTCCTTTCATCGTTCCGTTTTCAATAATGTGTTTATTGGTTTCGCGAATTCCTTGAATAACTAATTCTCTTACCAACTCTTCACTGTACACTGTTTCTTCGCTCATATTGCGATTTTATTAAATTGGAAATTGAAATCCTTCTCTCTTTGCTCGGAAGCTGTTTGATCCTTCTCCGAGACCGTATCCGCTTCTCAAGTTTCTTATCGTTGCTCTCAAGAAGTCTGCTGTCGCGACTGTATCATTCATTGCTCGGTGAGCATCACTCAGTTCTACACCAGCTTTCTCCACTATAGTTCCAAGTTGATAGTTTGGTAATTCACCATCTCCTCCAAACCACATTTTACCTAATGACCAAGTATTGATGTACTCAGGATAGAAGTTCCCGAAGTGATCTCGATTACCTTTTATCAATGACTCAAGAATATCTTGACCTCTGAGTGTTGCTTTCTTTTTATTTCCTACTGATTGAGATAAAGCATATCTTTCAAATATGTGTTGGAGGAAGTTGATATCGAACATTGGATTGTGTCCGACTAATACCGGTCGTAATCCTGGACTGTTTTTCGGATTATGAAGATTAGCAGCTTGGAATACTCCAATTACTTTCTCTACTACCTCGTTGACATCTTTACCTTCGTCCTCAACTAATTCGACTGTTACTCCTGATACCTTAATTGCTTTTTCAGTGTATTCAAGACTGTAGTCGTATGGTTTGATGAGTTCTTGATAACGACATATTTCTTCTAAACCTACTCCGCCATCAATCGCGATTAACGCAATCTCTGTCGCTGGATTTTTGTTTGAATCTAATCCTCCAGTCTCAAAGTCGAATACTACGAATGAGTTTGGTTCTTGTGGTTTGCTATTGTTGTATCCGGCCATTGTTCTTTTTGAAGCTATTTAAAATTCTTTTCAAGAAAGATCTTTTGATGAGAGCTATATTGTCGTTGCTAATCCACCAAGATCGATCATCACTATGTCTGTTTAACATCGATTCATCATCCCATTTAACTAAACAGCTTGTCACGCCTAATACAGTAACCGATCCGGTTGCTTTTTCTTTTACATATAAAGTTGAACTCAAACACTCAACTCGATCGCCGATTTGCGGATTATCCATATTACTTTTCTTTTTCAATTTTTAATACTGTCTCATCGTTGTTGACAAAGGGTGTGATTGAAAGTTCTAATACTTTCAATGGTCCAATCTTTTGGACTTTTAGAAATTGTCCACCGTAAGCTTTGGGGATTCGTCCTTTGTTTGCCCAGTCGTGGATGTCAGATTTGCTGAACGGAGATCCATTCATCTTCTGATTGTTTTCTTTTTTAACATGCTGAAGAAGAGATTCTACAGTGTGTTCGCTTTTGCTTAATACTAATTTCGCCATTATATTTGGATATTTGGAATTTTCTTTGGTTTAGGGAAGGCTTTCTCTCTTGTATTCTTAACGCATTCTCTCACTGTTCCTCCTTCAGTGAGCCCGAGACCGTTGATGTAAGATTGGTAAGTTGTCTTACCGTTACTATAGAGTTCTACATTAACTCTACAATAATCTTCACTCTTTTCTTGAGCTATCTTTTGAATTTGTTCTAAGAAACCTTTTATTGTCGCCATTGTTGTTTTATTTTGAGATAGTAAAGATACTATCTCTTTACATACTTCTGTTGCTTTTGGTACCTATTATTCTACTTCTGGAACATTTCTCCATTCTTGTTTACCGTACTCACTGATCCAAAGCTGTTGGAGGACTTTGATCTCTATCATAGCGCCTTGATCATTATATTCGTTTGATTTCTTAAACCTGAGTTCATTGGTTGCTTTCCAAATCAGATGTCTCTCTGATGGTCTAGTTTCGATCAGAGTTGTAGAAGTGCCTTCTACAACCTCACTCTCTGCGAGAGTGGCTTTGTTTTCATTTTCCATTTCGTTTTGAACTTCTTCTATACATGAACCACATGCGATACAGTCTTCTGAAATTATATAAGCCATCTTACTTCAATTCTTTAACCTCTTTTACTTTCCCAAGAGGTGCGTTAATACTATAATTCTCACCAGCTTCGATTCCACTTCCGTAGGCTGGTCCAACGAAAATTTGTTTAGATTTCACTGTTTTAATCTCTGGATTTTCGATCTTGAGGAATTTCTTTAAAGCTTCTTTATTATAGAGAACTAATCCGCTTATCTCTTCTGAATGAATCGATTGTTCTTTTTGTTTTGTGAGTTTGTTATCAATTCCGACTGTCGCTCCAACTAACCAATCTTTCAAGAAAGCGTAGCGACGATCTCCGTAAATTACTTGACTCATTAGATCTCTTTTTACGTGAGCTTCTTGAGCGAGTCTCAGTAGTCCAATCGAAAGAAAATTGTACATCCAAACTACTGTGTCTACGTTTTCCATTCTACCGTACACTTCAAAGGTTTTTGAATATGAGCTGTATATGAAGCTGCAGAAGTTGTGACGAGTCAATACTGTGATCAACTCCATTCTCCATCGTTGTCCAGCTTGATTGTCTTTGTATGAGAGTTTCTCACTATACATCCATTTGTCGAATTCTCCTTCTTTATCATCGAGAGCGACTTGACTGAGTTCAATGTTGTACTCAATCATCAATTCCTCAACTTTCGCTGAGAAGGCTTCTGCTTCTTCGAGAGATCCAAGTTGTTTAGCTGACTCTGCATGTCGCATCAGTTTCTTGATACGAGATATGATTGCGTTTTGTTTTGCTTCCATTATACGATTTTATTACATAATAGATTGAAATCCTCTCCCTTCTTCAAGAGTAATGTGATTGTTTCCCCAAATCGTAACTGAGTAATTATCAGCAAATAACTTCTTGATTTCTTCTTTTTGAGAGAAGAACCTAGAATTATCGTCACATGCTACATGAATAGCAAACCTTACTGAGCCGCTTGGTTTGGTTATAACTACATTTTCATTGAGCGTTAAAGCTAGTCTCAAAATTGTTTCGAATTCGATTTTTGTACGTTTCATAATCTTCTGTTTTTAATTGTGTCCTAAAGATACGACCTATTTTCTTACGAAACAACAAAAGTATGTTTTATTTTTCAGTTATTTCATTCCACTTGCCTGCTTTCAGAATTTCATAGATCTTTTCAGCTTTGATGTAACTTTTGGTTTCTGTTTTAGTTGGTATTTTCTTCCACCTATTCCACATTGGAATCTCAAGAGTATTGTTGTATGAATTCAACGTATTCCCAAGAATTCTGATACACTGAAACTGATCACTACTATAGCCTTTAAACCATTGATCTCTGTTTTGAGGAACTTCTAATCCAAATAATCCGTCATTCGCTACAAAGTGATCCTCTACACTTTTTCTCCACTGTTCCTCGTTGAATTCTTTTGCTTTGCTTTGAATTGCTTTCAGATCTATTTTTGTTTTTTCAAGATCAAGAATCTGTTCGTACAACTCCAATGTCTGTACTTCTATTTTTGGTTGAGTAAGAAACATCTGGTTGAGTTCAGCGAATACTTGCGACATTCTCATCATTTCAACGATTCTTCCTTCTTCGCCTGGTTGAGTGTTTGGTCCTTCAAACGCTGCATATAATCGTCTCTCAAGTGAGAATTTAACGATTACTCTGAATCTCTGCCAATCTCTTTCAGTTGATTCTTTTTTCTGAATATCGAATAATGTGATTTGAGACTCCATATAATCTCGATGAACTTTGTCTTCAACTGCGTGACAACATTCACTCAACTTACTCTTCACAGAATTACTCCATAGCTCGTATATTTTTTCAAATAACGCAAGTTTGTTTTCGTCGATCTTCTCGTTCAATTTGGTTGCTTTTTCAAGACCATTCTGTACACTATTGAGGTATTCTTCAGGAGTCAACTCGATTACTTCACCAATGAAATCAGATAGATCTTCTTCGATCGTACCGTTTTCTCTTTTCCCAACTACTCTGTTATTCAATCGAGGATTGTTTGGATCTATCTCAGGATTAAGTGACCAATGTTTTGGACTGCTTAATTGACCGAAAGCTTCAGTCCAACCACAACAGTCAAGTACTATGAGGTGAGATCTATCTGATTTTAGTCTTGTTCCTCTACCAACCATTTGTAGATAGAGTGTGAGCGATTTAGTTGGACGAGCTCCAACGATAACTCCTGTGTCAGGTAGATCGACTCCTTCTGTCAACATTTCGACATTTATGAGGATCTGTGTTTCTTTTTCTTCGTAAGATTTAGTTATTCTTTCAATCTCTTCTGTGGAGAGCGATGAATCAATCTGTTCTACACCTTTTACTTTCTGCTCTACAAAGACTTTCTTTAAATTGCGAGCATGTTCCTTATCGACAGCAAAAACGATTGCTTGACGATTGTCTCCATACTGCTTGTACATTTCTACTACATAGTTGAGGTATTCAGGTTGTCTCATGTAGTGTGAGAGTTGTTGTTGTTGGTAGTCGTTCGCTACCTCATCTACTTCTTTTTCAATTTCACCAATCGGAGCTACATAAGTTTTATATTTAGCTAAGAAACCTTTCTCGATAAGTGAAGCAGTAGTTTCAGTGCTACACACCATACATTCGAAATGTTCATCTAAACGCTTTTTATCCTTGCGGTAGGGAGTGGCGTCACATCCTAATTTCTTGATATTCAGGTTGTTAATTTCGATTGCTTTGAGAACTTTGTCGTAAGAGTTGGTTCTTGAGTTTCTGGCTTCATCGATCACTACCATATCCCAATCTCTTTCAAGAAGCTTGCCTAAACGTGCATCTTTCACTGCTGTTCGGATCGAAACGATTATAACGTTACTATCCATATTCTCTGCAGTACTTGCTATGAGTAATCCAGCTTTGATTCCTACATTTGAAAGATGTTGTTTGAGTTGAGTGAGTAATCTGCGTTTGTGAGCGAAGACTATGATCTTTTGATCTTTGTGATCGCTGATGATCTTAGATAGGACCACAGACTTTCCTCCACCAGTTGGAAGCTGGTAGAGGATTGAGTTGTATTCAGTCCAAGCTGATTCGATTCTTTCTATATCAGACTTTTGATAATCTCTGAGTTTTATTTCTTTCATTTGTTAAGGATTTGTTTCCAAACTTCTTTATCTTTCTTGATTTCTTTAGTTGCTAATTTTTCCAAATCTCCTTGAAACAATTCGATCGTTCTTGTGGTGTAGTTAGATATTAAAGATCCTCTCGAATAGTAACCACTCATTAAAATACCACCGTTATTAGTTTGTACACTATAGTCGTATGAATCGTAATTAAGGATCAATTCTACTACTGTACTCATTACTCTGATTGAAATGTTGATCTTTTTCATAATCTTCTGTTTTTAATTACGCTGCGAAGATACGACCTATTTTCTTACGAAACAACAAAAGTATGTTTTATTTTCGAATTTTATACTGGAATCGTATTAATTAGATCTTTTACAGCTAAGATAGTTTGTAGCAAAGCTATAACTGTGTCTGGAAGTATGAAAAAGATGTTCACTGCTGCTTGAAGGAGTCTTTGAAAGGTTTGAAGCAAAGTATTGCAAAGCGATGAGAATGTATTCTTTTTTGTTTTGTTCTCCAGTAATACATAAGCTGGGTTTGGTGCTACTGGAGGAACTCCGATTGCTGGTGGCATTAAGGCTGTAGCGATCGTTGTTGCGACATTCTCAGTTAATTGCACTGTTCCTTCAGTAACAGTTTGAATTGAGGATTTGATTGTAGCAATTTGCTCGTTGATATAATCTGAACCTGTAGATTTCAAGGAGTCTATGATTTGAGACTTTTGTTCAGCTCTTTGCTCTTTTGTCGGTAAGGCGTCAAGCTTAGCTTTGTATGTTGGATTATTCTCCACCATTCCATCTATAACTGAATTGAAATCTAATCCAGGAACTTCTATTGATCCTCCTAATTGAGAGATCAAGTCTTTTTGTTGTTGCAATGATACTGGCATATTGGTTGAATTTAGAAAAACCTCACTCTTCCTAACAATAAGGTGTGAGTGAGGTTTTTGAGTTTAATTTATTCTCTTTGATATCAATTTAGTATGATTTCTGACTCATACGAGGACTTGTGGTTTTATACCAAATGACCAAGGTTCCTGTTTGATTTTCGGCAGATTGGTTACAGACTTCACTCTTTCACTGAGCTGAGGAACGATATCAACTTCTCTCCCTCGATCTTCTCGAGTTAACAGCTCTCCTCTAATGATAGTCTGGTTTTGAATGAAAGTGTCGTAGTCGTTACTAGAATTACCGCCTTGATTTATCCAAGAGCTCTTATCTACAACTGATGGAGACTTTTGGTTCGACTTGCTCTCGATACTGGTCGAACAGTTTGAGAGTGCTAAGCAGACGGTTAATAATAGGGTTGACTTTTTCATTCGATTTTTGTTTTAAAGTTACGAGATACTTTACGATTTATGAGTTGATCTTCAAGTAAACTCTCAATCGATTTGATTAAGCCAAGAAGAATTCTTCCTCGATTCCATATCTCGTTATATTTTTAGTAGCAGTTCAATAGATTCTCTCATCCTTGTCTCCTTCTGTTCAGTGAAGGTTAGATTGGCTCACTTTCGAGTTTCCATCTCTGCTACTATTTCTTTAATCTTAAATGTCTTAGGCGATCTTTCTTAATCTCTGAGTTTGTTTTTATTTTGAAAGCTATAAAACTGATTAAATTTACCAATCCTGATAAAATGAAATAAATAATAAAGAGAGTTGCTGAGATGATTCCAGCTAATACTAGATCGTTTAATCCTTGTTGAATACTTGTCATAGTGACTCGATTTTTAAATGTTAATGTGTTTTAGCGAGAAGTGCTTTCAGCTTTCACTTTTTGCTATTTGGGGCGGTTCTTATATTACCATGAACTATAATCTTTCGATTATGTTTTACTTACCTCCACCATGCAGTAAGCTCGCTAATTTTATTGTGGAGGTGGAGGGAGTCGAACCCTCGTCCAAACACGGAATCAGTATTGAAATTAATTACAGCTTCACTCATCCGTTCTGGAGATACTATCAAGTTTGAGAAACTTGTAAACTAGGCTGAAGGATACTTCCTCCAACTCCACCACCTCATTTTATCTAAACAAGGAAACTCTTCAAAAACTTCTGACTACTCTTATGCAGCAGCTTTCACTGATACACGTTGTGCAAAATTGATTACTAGTACTTCATCAATCATGCGTTGGATTTTGTTGTCAATTAATTTTGTGATCTTTTGAAACGAGACCTTATCAAACTCGTGCTGTTCCAATACCGCTTCGACATGCTGTCAAAACCAAACACCCCCATATTTCAATGAACTCTTTTAAAATAAAAACAACGGTGAGGTTCTGAGCTTTTATCCTCCTTGCTATTCTGGGTAACCTTTTGAATTTTCCCACACACCCTTTAGGAAATTGTTTTTAGAAAGGAGAAACGGATTCGAACCGTTGACCTCTGGTCTTACCCAGCGCTCTATCCGTTCGACAATTGCTTTAGTCATCGCACTGTCGGGTATCTGAGCTATCTCCCCTTATCTCTCGAGAGGAGTCTAATCCTCTCTTCACTTACAAATAAATTGATCGCCTCTCTAGTAAACCAATTTTAGACAATTCGTAAGCAGTACGCTGGAATTGAGAGACTCGAACTCCCGACTTTCGACTTAACAGGCCGACGCTCTAACCAACTGAGCTAAATTCCAAGGTTGTGACGATTCCCCTCTTCTACAGCATATTGGGATTGATTTTGCCGTCTCGTCACTTTGCAGAGTTACATTTATCTACTACCAACTTAAAGAACTCCAAGATTATTCTGCCTAAGCTACATCTAATTGATTTGGAAGTGTTGTATTTTAAATATCAAACAAGTTATTCAGATTTCAGCTGAAACTGATGTTGTACTGATCTTGCGATCCTACACTTTTTATCGTCTCGTTTGACTTTGGAAAGATACTACCGTTTGATTCGATTTAGCAACAGTCGTCTGTTATTATTTTTCATTTATTTTCAACTACTCTTGAGAATCAGTTTGTTAGATATCGATATAATCGTATTCTTTTTGGAAGTATTCGATTAGCTCCTTTATTTTGGGATCGATTACACCATCTACTATGAGATCAAACATCCTCTCTCCATACTCCTCAATCAGTAGTAGGATCTTATTGTACCGTTTTGAATCGTGCTTTTGAGTGTAGAGTAGATCGCTTTCAAATGAATTCAGTATAATCATCTTCTCGATATCACCACTCTCCCACGAATTATGGCAGGTTCGACAGAATAGATTGATGTTGTCTTCGTCTAACTCAAGATCCTTTCTCTGCTTTACTGAGAGGATGTGAGATTTATCGAAACTGCTTCCTCCTACTCCACATCCCCAACAGTAGTAAACTCCATTATCAATGGCTTTTTGTTCAATTGATGCTTTGAGTTCATGTAGCTTCTTTTTTGTTTCAGCTTCGTTTGAGGTTTGTTGTTTGAGAGGTTTGAATTTTGCTCTGATCGTTCGTGGCACTTTAGCCTCTACTCTTTCAGAAGCTCTCTCTTTATAGACTTGAGCTCTGCTCGCTCCATTATGAAGTCTTTCAAAGTTGCAATCTGAACACAACCACTTCGATCTATTTTCGATTGGTTTTGGTTTATTGCATTTGCTGCAAGGCTCACTCATTACCAAGTAAATGTTGTAGGATTGGTCCAATCGATTTGAAAGAGTTGTTTGAACTCTTCATTGGCTTGCTTTGCTGTTCCTTTATAATAGATACGGAAATTCTTCCACTCTCTTTTCATTTTTGAAGCTATTTTGTATCCAATAAGATATTTACCTGGAATACCGTTAGATTTCGGTTTTATTCCAATTAACTCCATTCTTCTTACGATTGGATTTATTTTGATTCGTCTCTTGCAACTTGTTCCTAATTTCATCTTTACTTCTTTTTAAACATTTCTTCGCTCCAACGATTCTTCCCGCTGTCTATCGATAATTCGTATGTATGTGTGAATTCGTCGTATTCTACGACTTTCGTTACTTTGCCACAGTATTCTCTCATTTCAGGAGAGAAACCCATTCCTACGCAAACGTAACCATTAGAACAAGCGTTAGATAGGTACCATTGTAAGGATAGGATTTGAACTTCACTTCCAATAGGAAGATTAATCCTCTGAGGAATCACTTTTGTACACATAGTTGTTTCTTTTGTTAACTTTATCTGTAACAGATCTCCACATCTTATCTCTGAGTGAATCTGAATTGTGATGATCGATAGTCATTTTATTCATTCTTTCAAGGCGATCTGTCTCCATATTATCAAACTCTTTAGTGAATTTGAGTTTGTATTGAGATGAGATTTGAAAGTACTCATTAATGCTCTTATAAGCAAACTCAACTCCTCTTATTATAACTCCAATAGAAACTAATATCGATCCCAAAAGGATTAGAACTCCCCAATATGAGAAGATTATCCAAATCTTTCCCTTTGGAGTGTAGTCGCTTAAATCTGTCTCATTAATGTAGTATCCTGTTACTAGAGAATTGAGAATAAAGTAAATGTAAATTAAGTGTATCATTTATTTTGTTTTAGTTGGTTGTGAGTATTGAGGAAACCTAGTCCAAGTCACATCTTCGTAGTAATGAGTACTTATTCCTGTGATTGTTGAGGTGAATTTCATCTTACTGGTGTTAAATGTTCTGGGTTATCGAATTCTACTGTCTTACTTCCTACTCTTTCGAGTTCCTCTTTTGCCTTTCTTCTGAGAGCTAATCTCATTTTTTCTTGAATACCTGACAGAGCCATATTTTGAGGTAGAGGTTCAATGAATTCTTTCGGTTGTTTGTTTTCCATTCGATCGATATTCAATCTCTCTTCGACTACTTCGTGCTGTATATCCTCAATCACTTTTGTTTGTTCTGATCTAAGAATTACTCCACCAATCTCATCCTCTGTTCGTCTACTCTTCTCCATTAACTGATTCAATTCAATCTTTTCTTCAAGAGTTAGTTTAGAGAGATCGATGTTCGGTTTTGTATTCTTTATTATCGTTGTCTCCTCGTTGTTGATGATCAATCTGAATGCTTTACGATGCATTCCTAGTAATTCTTCCTTTTGATGGAGAACTCCAAGACAATTCATGTAAGCTATGTTTTTAGCTTCTTCTCTCTTCCAATCTTCTTCGATATACCAAGGAGGAATGAAGTGTAGTAGTACTTCAATCTCTCTATCGTAACGTTGGGTGTGGATTGAGATCACTTCTGATCTCTGGATATCGTAGTCTTGTTTTATGAGTTTGTTTGCTGTGAGAGTTACTTCATCAGCAAATCTTTCGTGATATGGTTTTTTAGTGTTAGGATTGATTTCTTCACAGATGAGTTCTCGACAAGCGTCTACACTCATTCCTGATTTGATTCGGTCGATAGTTTGATAGACCAGTCGCTCCATATTGCCATCTTTCCCTCCAACTCCTTTCTTCTCAACTTCCTCCTTTGTTGGTCTATTTTTTGGATCAACTACTTTTGGATCTTTGAGAGCCTCTCTACCGCTTCGTTTTGGTTTTTTAGCTTTACCTCTCTCACCTTTCAACATCCATTCGAATTGTCCAGAGGACAATGTTTCAGCTTGAATCTTTTCACTTTTACTGTACACTACGCAACCAGCTTGAACCTTTCCTCGATGAAGTATCCCGTTACCAAACTTCACTACTATGATCGCAGCCTCTTTCGGTAGTCGATTTTTAAATTTAGTCCACATCTCTTTTCTTTTTTTAAACAAACATAAAGTCAGGACTGTCGTCAATTAATAATTCTCGTACAGCCATAACAAGTGTATCGACTGCTTCGTCGTGATTACCACTTGGGAAAGATCCTAACAAATCCAAGAAATGCTCTACGTACGGACCTTGAATTAGTCGAACTCGCCTTGATTCTAAGGTTGGAGCGATTGAGTGAGCTCTTGTTACTTTATCTTTTTCAGGATTCTCAGCTTCAATCACATTGAGTGAAGTGACTGACCTAAGTTGTTGTACAATACTCTTCCCACTTGCTTTAGGTTCAATGAATATTTTACTTAGATGAGTGTACTGATAGCCGTTAGTGTGAATTATGATGTTTTTACACAGTTCTGGAAATTCTAACCATTTTTCTGTGAAATCCAACACATAGAGGAAATTGTCTTGTACAAAACACGTTAAAATACCTGTTGGATCATTTTCTGTTTTAGCTGTGTACGCTGAATCGATAAAGAAGTGTATTGGACTCTGCTCCACCTTTCTCAAAATCATTTCCGGTAATAAGATATCGAACCATGTCCGTTTAATAATTCCTCCCTCATCAGGAGATGGTCGCTGTTCGTATTGTCCAGTATAACCTCTCAACCCAAGTGTCTTTCTAAACCCACTCAAGATCATTGCTGAGAGTCGAGTAGGATCCAATAGTCCATTTACGTATTTTGTTTTTAATTCAATAGGTTTGACTATATCGCTCGTCTCTGCTGGTAGACATATGTGTCTGTACTGTTCCGGATTCTGCTCTAAGAGAAACCCAGTCAGATCATTCTCATGTAGTCGTTGCATGATGATGATTCTTATTCCAAGGTTGATGGGAGTGAGTCGATTGTACAGTGCTCGAGTGTAGTATTGAATTACGGCTGTACGACTAAGCTCACTCTCTGATGTCTTGGGGTTTTGAGGATCGTCGACTATACAATTATGAACTAAAACTCCATCGATGTAGTAATTGTTGTTATCTTTGACCTCTAAATTGTATACTTCAAGATCTTTCACTTCTTCAAAGGAGATAGATCGTATTTGTTCACTTTTCATTATGGAATTTCTTTATGTGTCCAGGTAATCGACATATTTGAAAGCTTTTATTGCAATAGGGACAGATAGTTCTCGGTCGATTCAAACTTCGTTCACTTTGTAATTGCTTTAATCTTTCTCCCTCACTACCTTCGTAACGATCTTTCATTGTTTTGGAATTCTTCTCAGCTATGTTAGCTTTATACTGAGGATCACTCCATCTTTCTCGATTTCTCTCTGAAGCTTTAATGTGCTCTTCTTCTTTGCTCCACTTCACTTCATTCATCTTCTTTCCTGAGTCTATTGGACTGGTTTTAATTCCCTTTTTCAATAAAGATCTCTCTTTCTTTTTATCCTCAGTCCAATAGTTCTGAAATCGTTCACTAGTTTGCTTTCGTCGCTCTTCAGTCCAACTCTCGCTTCTTCTTGTCGAGATAGATTTTCTTTGCTCAATTGTTAGATTAGACCAGAATAGTTTTCTCTTTCTTGAAGAGGTTTCTTTTTGCTCAGTAGTTCGATTCGCTCTACCTATTGCACTATTTCGTAAACGTTTCTCAGCGATATGTTCTTTTCGGTCTGGATCGTTTAGAGCTTCTTGAATAGCTAATCTTCTCTTATCATAGTCTCTCGCCCAAGATTCTTTATTCTGTACACTTGATCTTTGCGATCGAGCTTCTTTATCTTGATACAATTTCCACCACTCACCGTCCTCTCCTCCTTCTGAGAGATTGTAACCAATTCCTGGAATGTTGGCTTGTAACTTTTTAATCCACTCTCTTTCTAAATCTTTACTTTCTTGTAAAATTTCTTTTAGAAAGTTCTTTTTACCGTTTTTAGCTACACTTTGCTTTATTAATTTACCACTACCCCAATAGCGATCGAAATCTTGTTTTGTTCGACCAACGTAGAATAAACCGTTTAATTTATTGGTTATTTTGTAGATTTTATACTCCATGTAACTATTTGTTGATGAGTTATAAAAGTATGACTTTTTAATCTTTCAGTAAAACGTTATCAGTTATTAGAAGGTCTTTAGCTTGAAGCCAACCTCGGTTAGTAGTGTAGATTGGGTGCTCTTCTGTGCAGATTATTTTTCTTGTCTCTGTCTCGATAACATACAGTCGACCAGTGTAGTTTGATTTCAAGTAGTGTGTGATTGGTTTGAGTTCTACATTTTTCTCCTCTTCGTTGTAAGAATCAATCAGTACATCTAATTGTCTTTCTACAACATCAGCTATATCGAGCTCTCCTTCGCTTGTAGAAATCATCTGCCCTTTGGGAAAGCAAACTGTACCCTTGTGACCAGTAATGTTCGATCCGGTCGTCTTAGATAGTCTAAAACCACCCTTGTCGTTCATAAAGTAACTCTTACTGTCAGCGTCGGACCGTATTTGATACAAGTGTCCAAACAACTCTTGATACTCGTCGCTCTTGATTATATCCTTTGAGTATTGGGCGTTTAGAAGCGATAAGTCTTCGTCGAACGAGATAGAGATCATCGGTAGCGACGGTTGCTTTATCCACATCCATGCTAGGAGCGACACTGACGTGATGAGCGACTTGGAAGTACGTGGGGGGATGTTAACAATTAGGTCGGTAGTCCTTTCCTCTTTTCTAATGATTCTCTCAATCTCAACTTGGTATAAATCACATAGATAGTGAATATGAAAGGTGTCCTCAAACTTCTCGTTAGGGAACAAAATTAAGAAGCTCCAAACGAAAAATTCGTAGTACGATTCGGTGAAGATTTGTCGTTTTAACTCGAGCTCGAGTTCTCTGTCGACTAGAGAATAATTTTTATCTGACATTGTTTTCTGGAATTCTACCAAATTTCTTAAAATTTAACTACTCGATCTTCACTCTACTACGCTCTCTAACTCTTTCAATATCAACTCCTTACGATCTCCTCTACTACAATCTTTGATAGTTACTACGCTTTCAATAGCTTAATACTACACTTCCCTACAGTTCTTTCAAATCGCTCTCCTCAATAGGTGATAACCGATTAGTCATAACATCCCACTCTGACTCTTTTCCTCTAACTGTTGTGAAGAGTTTACCTGGAGTTTGTCTTACTACTGTGACTTGAGATCGGTTGCTTCGATCTCGATCTAACCAAACGATACTTCCTTCTTTGTATTCTGCTCGCAATCGATTATTTGATTCCATGTTGCTATTTTTCTTTTTCAATAAGTTTATTCTTTCGGTAGTGGAGGTAGCTCGAAATAGTGAGTGACTACTCCTGGTTTTACGATTGATGGTAGTGAGAAGAATAATCCTTTTAACTTTCCTTGGCCGGTGAGAGAGTTCGGTCCTCCATACCAGATTTCTTCTTCAATAAAGTGTACATGTGCTAATTGAACTTCTTTAGCTTTACCGTAAGGAGTGTAGTCGAGAATCACTAATACATCACTTCCTATCTTTGGTTGGTTTTCTTTTGTTAGAGGTATCCA